TGCTGGTGGAACACCTTACAGTCTATTAGGTGCAACAATATTTGCTAACACTTCAGCAATAAACCATGTTCAAGTAGCAACAAGCACTTCTACTTTTCAATCAGGTTTTATAAGTTTATATGGGATGAAAAAATAATGAAAAAATTAGTTAATGGACAATTAGTTGATATGACAGAACAAGAAATAGAAATTAGAAATTCTGACATAGAAAGAAGTGAAACTTTAAAACAACAAGAAAAAGCATTGTATGATGCTGAACAAGAAAAAAAACAATCAGGTAAACAAAAATTAAAAGATTTAGGTCTTAATGATGATGAGATTAAAGCATTAATGGGAGTTTAATAAATGAGTAAAATAGAAGTAAATGAAATAGTAAAAGCATCAGGTTCTACACTTACGATTGGTGGTTGTGGTACAGCAGTTACTTTAGGTTCAGGTGCTACACAATCAGGATTTGGCAGATCAGGTTCAGTAAATTGGCAAACAACTCCAAAGACTGCAACGTTTACCGCATCAAATGGAGAGGGTTATTTTATAAACTCTGGAAGTGCCTTGACTATGAATTTACCAGCAGGAAGTGCTGGTGCTATTGTTTCAATAGCTGACTATGCAAGAAATTTTGCAACACATAATTTTACTATTTCTCCTAATGGAAGTGAAAAAATTGGAGGTATAGCACAAAATTTAATATTAAGTGTTAATGGTCAAGCGGCAACTTTTGTTTATGTAGATTCAACAAAAGGATGGGTAAATGTTCAGAATGCAGAAGATACAGAAACAGGTACTCCACCTTTTATACAGGCAACAGGTGGAACAATAACAGAATGTGGAAATTGTAAAATTCATACATTTACAAGTCCAGGCACTTTTGCAGTTTCAAGTCTATCACCAACACCTGCAAATAATGTAGTTTCTTATTTAGTAGTAGCAGGAGGTGGTGGTGCAGATGGAGGAAGTGCATCTTCACAAAGTGGTGGTGGCGCTGGTGGTTTTAGAGAATATAAAAGTCCAGTAACACCTTACACAGCTTCACCTTTAGATGGTAATCCAAGCGGAACAGCTATAACAGCAACAGTTACTTCTTTTCCAATTACAATTGGTGCTGGAGGAGGAGGATTACAAACTTGTGGAGGAACTCCAACAAATCAAGCTGGAGGAAGCAATTCAGTATTTAGTACAATTATATCTGCAGGGGGTGGTTCAGGAAATCCAGGTGGTAATCCAACAGTAGGAAATCCAGGTGGTTCTGGAGGCGGTGGATCAGGTAATAATCCACCAGCGGCGGCAGGAAGTGGAAATCAACCACCAGTAACTCCACCTCAAGGAAATGATGGTGGAAATGCTGTTCCATCTTTAGGTCCAGGTGTAAGAGCAGGAGGCGGAGGTGGTGGCGCTGGAGGTGTAGGTGGTCAAGGTCAAAGTCCAAGAATAGCTGGTGCTGGAGGTGTAGGTGTTCCTACATCTATAACAGGTTCTGCTGTTTCTTATGCAGGTGGCGGCGGTGGAGGAAATCAAGGCCCTGGTGGTTCAGGAGGTGGTGCAAGTCCTTGTGGTACAGGAGGAGCAGGAAGATTAGAGGGCACAAGTCCCACAACAGGTGGATCAGGCACAACCAACAGAGGCGGTGGAGGTGGAGCTGGTGCTAGTGGTGGTCCAGGAGGATCAGGTGGTTCGGGTATCGTAGTAATAAGGTATAAGTTTCAATAGGTAAATTATGACAAGTAAAATAAAAGTAAACAATATAGAAGATACATCAGGAAATGCACTTGTAACAAAATGTGGTTCTACTTTAACAATTGGAAAAAGTGGAGATACAATTTCTTTAGCATCAGGTGCAAGTCAAACAGGTTTTGGTAGATCAGGTTCAGTTGATTGGCAAACTACACCAAAAACTTCTACATTTACTGCGGCAAGTGGTGAGGGATATTTTATAAATTCAAGTAGTGCTATAACAGCTAACTTACCAGCAGGAAGTGCAGGTGCTATTGTTGCATTTTCAGATTATGCAAGAAATTTTACAACATATAATTTAAGAATTAGTCCTAATGGCTCTGAAAAAATTGGCGGTGTTGCCTCTGATGCTTTTTTATCTGTAGATGGTCAATCTGCAACTTTTGTTTATGTTGATTCAACAAAAGGTTGGCTTAATGTTCAAAATGCAGAAGATACAGAAAAAGGTAATGAATTTATTGTAGCAACAGGTGGAACAATAACAACTTGTGGTAATGATAAAATTCATACATTTACAAGTCCAGGTACTTTTACAGTTAGTCAAGTCCATCCATGTGCTGCAAATAATCTTGTTTCTTATGTAGTAGTTGGTGGCGGTGGAGCAGGTGGAACAGATTATTCTGCGACTTCTGGTGGTGGAGGTGGAGCAGGTGGTTTTAGAGAAACAAAATCTCCAGCAACACCTTACACAGCAAGTCCTTTGGATGGATATTCAACTCCAGGAAATAGAATTACAGTTACAGCCACAGGTTTTCCAATTACAGTTGGTGCTGGAGCAACAGCAAATCCAAGTGGTCCAGGTCCAGAAAGTTTTTCAAATGGAAGTAATTCAATTTTTTCAAGTATAACATCTGCTGGTGGAGGTGGAGGAGCTAGTAATAGACAAAGTTCTCCTAGTCCATCAAGAATTGCTGGTAGCGGTGGATCAGGCGGAGGTGCAAGTTTTTATAGACCAAGTTGTAATGGAAGTGGAAATACCCCTCCTGTTACACCTGCTCAAGGAAGTAACGGTGGTACTGCTGGTACACCACCTGCGTATTCTTCAGGTGGTGGTGGCGGAGCTGGCGCAGTTGGTGGAAATGGTTCTAGCTCAAAAGGTGGTGATGGTGGAGCTGGAGTAAGTTCTGAAATAACAGGTTCAAGTGTTACACGATCTGGTGGCGGTGGTGGAGCCGCTTGGGAAGATGGACCTGCAAGTTCACATGGTGCAGGTGGAAGTGGTGGTGGAGGTGCTGGTGGACCAGATGGTGGAAATGCAGGAGTTGCTGGAACAACTAACACAGGTGGTGGAGGAGGTGGTGCTTCAGGAGCATCTTCAGAAGGTAATCTTGGTGGTAATGGTGGCTCTGGTATAGTAATAATAAGGTATAAATATCAATAGTTGATTCAAATGATGAATATGATAAGGAGATAATATTATGGCACATTTTGCAAAAATAGGTATGAATGGAAAAGTTATTCAAGTTTTAACTATGGATAATGATGAAATCAAAGATGATCAAGGTAATGAGATTGAAGCAAAAGGTCAAGAATGGTTAGAAAGACATAATAACTGGCCAGCTCAAATGTGGATTCAAACTTCTTACAATACAATCAATAATACTCATAAAGAAGGTGGTACACCATTTAGAGGAAATTATGCTGGAATAGGTTATACTTGGGATGAAGATGATCAAATCTTTTGGCCTAAAAAACCTTATCCATCTTGGGTAAAAGATGTATCAACTGCTAGTTGGAAGTCACCAATCGGAGATGCTCCTGAGTTATCAGATGATGAAAAAGAAACTCATACCTATCTTTGGAATGAAGAAGGACAAAGCTGGGATAAAACAGAATTATAATATTTTATGGGTGGTGGCCTAAATAAAAAAATACTTTCAAAAATAGATTTATATACTGGAACAATTTTAATGCCAAAAGGTTTTGAAATTGATAAAGAAATTTTAAAAAAAGATATACTTACACATAATATTAAAGATTGTCCTTTTCCTTTTTCAAAAGATTGGGATAAATTAAATACTTATTTAAGAGAACATATCTATTTAGAATATGGTTTTACTTTAATTAATAAATTGACTACTGGTTTTATGTTTAAACCAAATCAATCTAATTTACCTGAATGTGAAAACAATAAAGTTGATTTAAGAAACTCACCTGATTATGTGATGTTATATGGTGTAGATTTACAAAATAGTAAAGTTAGAATTTATTATGATGATAATAGAAGAGCAGGAAGAAGTTGGGATATTACTTTAGAAAACAATAAATTTATTATGTTTCCTAGTACCTTAATTTATCACATATCAAATAATCAAAAAGACAAACTAAATTTTATTCTTAAAACAACTTATGAATATATTTAATCACTATTGGTATTTTAAATCTGCATTAACACCTAGATTTTGTGATGAAGTTATAGCTTATGCAAATCAACAAAAAGAAACAATGGCAATTACTGGTGGTTATGGAAGCAATAGAGATTTAAAAAAAAAACCTTTAAATAAACAGGAAGTATTAGATTTAAAAAAAAAGAGAAACTCTGATTTAGTTTGGCTTAATGACCCTTGGATATACAAAGAAATACATCCTTTTGTACATGAAGCAAATAGAAATGCTGGTTGGAATTTTGATTGGGATAGAAGTGAGTCTTGTCAATTTACAAAATATAAGTTAAATCAATATTATGATTGGCATTGTGATAGCTGGGATAAACCTTATGAAAGAGAAGATAAAAACCACCCTGAACATGGTCGTATAAGAAAACTATCAATGACTTGTCAATTAACAGATGGTTCAGAATATAAAGGTGGAGAATTAGAATTTGATTTTAGAAACTATGAACCACAAATGAGAGATGAATCAAAACATAGAATACAATGTAAAGAAATATTACCAAAAGGTTCTATAATTGTATTTCCTAGTTTTGTATGGCATAGAGTAAAACCAGTAACATATGGCACAAGATATAGTCTTGTAGTTTGGCATTTAGGGAGGCCTTTTAGATAATGTTTATAAATAGTTATTTTCCGACTGTAATTTGGAGTGAGGAAAAACCAGAGTTTGTTAAATCTTTAAATAAAGCAAGTAACAAATATATTACTGATGCTCGTAAAAGGGAGAAAGAATTTATTAAAAAACATGGTGACTTTGGTAGATCATATCACTCAACACCATTAACACATGATAATGATTTTTTAGATTTTAGAAATTATGTTGGTCAAAAATCTTGGGAGTATTTAGATCATCAAGGTTATGATATGTCACAATACACAACTTTGTTTTCTGAACTATGGGTACAAGAATTTGCTAAAAAAGGTGGTGGTCATCACTCTGCACATATACATTGGAATCAACACGTATCAGGTTTTTACTTTTTGAAGTGTAGTGATAAAACTTCTTTTCCAATATTTCATGAACCAAAGACTGGTGCAAGATGTACTAAATTAAAAATGAAACCTGATTTAAAAGGTATTTCTC